CTCTTCAATATGTTCGTCTGGAATTTGTAACTCTTCTGAATCACACAAACAAGAAAGAGTTTCGTATATATCACTTACAACAGTTGTTAAATTTTTACTTTGTGGCATTGTCTTGATCCTCTTGATGCTTTATGAATCGAAGTTTCCTGTTTTCAGGATTAAATCCAAGAAGCTGAACACCTATTTTCTTCTGTTTAGGGGAACGGGTCTTAGATTTTGATAAAGGCCCTTTCATTCCTTCCGGTCTTTGTTGAGGCACAAAAGACTTAACATCTATGAGTTTAATGTCTCCTGTCTTATTCATAGCAATTAAGTCAACGGCCCCTGTACAGCCACAGTTTTTAAATACTTCGTATCCGCGATCCCATAACCAAGTGACTGCATAAAATTCAGCCAAGTCTCCTTTTCTACTGTCACAATGTTCAACCTTTTTCATTATTCATTCAACGAATACACGGCGTAATCGTTGTCCTTGTGGGTTACTATGTTGTATCCTTTGTTTCTCAACTCATTAATCCTGGCAGCTAGTCGGAAGCATCTGAAATCTATCAAAGCTTCGATAGGCGAAAGTGTTCTGCCTGTTTGTAGGCGTTTTAAAATATGTGCGTTCTGACTTGTCTTAGTAATTTTCACTGTGCTTCTCCTGTTATAAATAAGTTTCACTAGAAGTTATTTTGTATCTCTTTCCTTTACTATCTGCCGTGTTTGATATACGGGAATTATTCTCAACTGTAGATACCCACTGTAAATTTTTAACAGAATAATCCAGCTTGTCCTCATTAATATGATCTACAGTATTAGCCTTACTAAGGCTGTGACATTTTATAAAGGCCATAGCAAATATTCTATGGCAATACGCTCTCCTCACATTTCTATAATCTTTAGTTCTTCCGTCTCCTTCTAAATTATAACAAGGATAAACGCTTCTACTAAATGTAGGGGATAGTATAAACTTTTTATAATTTTGAAGTATAAAAGGAAAATCAGCTCTGCCTTTATAAATAGGTAGGAGGTGTTCTCCTCCAGTTTTATACACCGTATATTTTCCTCTTGGTAACGAAGCTAAAAATTCTGATGTACGATTTAAGTCTTGTATTCTTTGGCCTTCTCCTTTAAAGAAAAGAGCGCAATCAGAAAGATCTTTTTTATCTTCGGGACTTATTTCAATCTTTAAGTCAAATCCTTCTAGAGTTAATTGTTTAATGTGTTTCACTCCAATTATCTCCTATGCTATACTCCCCGTCCAACGGACACATAAGCTGAAAGGCTTTTCCTGCGTTACGAATACACTCTACTCCCCACCTTCCAACATCATCTGCTTGGTCTGCTCTTACTTCCAGTTGCCATTCATCATGGACATTAGCAACAAACTTGGCATCGTAATTCTTTTCCCTAATGCGCTTATCAAACTGCACCAATGCTTCCTTCATGGCAATTGCGCCAGCACTTTGCAATAAGGTATTCAGTGCTGCATACTCGCTACGAATAAGTATCTTTCTTCCGTCTAATCCTTTGAGGTAGCCTCGTCCAGCCGCCGCTGACACTCGTCTTTTGAGAGCCTCAAATGAAACGAGATTATGTAGGAAATGTCGTTTAAGTCTTTCTCCATCTTCTGCACTTCCTCCAACCACTTGTCCAATTTTCTTATTTCCTGCACCGTAGATGAGCGCATAGATAAATGTCTTCGCCTGATTTCTTGATTCAAGTCCTGCAAGTTTTTGATTAGTGGTGTGTATGTCTCCGTTAATGATTTCATTAATATAATCCTCATCTTTCATATAGTGAGCAAGCATCCTTAATTCTAATCCGCTTGCATCTATGCCCACAAGTTTGTACCCTTTTTCAGATGTCCAACATTCCCTACACTCCTTACCATAAGGTGACGCAACATTAGGAACTTGAGCCATGTTAGGTTTCATGTGCGTCATTCTGCCAGTGATTGCACCAGTAGATTTGATAAACCCATGTACCCTGCCATCCTCCTCATCAATCGCGTCTAACCAGGAATCTACTTGAGCAATTCGTTTCTGCACCAGAAGATACTCGGCAATCAGAGCCGCCTCTGGTATTCCTTTTACGCCCATCAATACTTTCTCATCTACAATAGGTCTACCATGTTCTGTGAATTTCTCTGGTTTCCAGCCGAACTCTTGCAAGTATTGTCCAATTTGAATCCTAGACCCTAGATTAAATTCTACTGTCTTGTATCTTTTAATCGGTTCCAAAGTATTCCTGGTCACAGCTTCCTCATATTCCTCGTTAGTCAGCCGCCCTCCTTGTGCAACCCTGCTAATCACTCCATCCTTTTTGCGCTTAGGAGTTAAAACTATCTCTTCAATCTTAGGCTTGAAAATTCTCCTTACTTCATCTTCTATTTCTGCTAGGCGTTCCCTTAGTTTAGCCAGAAGTAGGTCTGCTTTCTGTTGGTCTAAGAGGAATCCATCCGTTCTCTGCTTCTCCAGAATTCTGGAAACCTCGTGTTCTAAGATAACCGACTGCGCAGAAAACCCTCTTCCTTCTTTTTGTAAATACTTGAAGACTTCCAAATTCAATTCAACATCCCTGATGCAGTACTCCAACATGGTAGAAGAGTACTGGTCATACTCGTCAAATGCTATCTTAGGAAAATTCAATCGTGATGGTGCTCCCCATGTTGCTAACGAGTGGGCATTAGGGCCACTTCTGGTTGGATTGAAAAGCCTAGATAAAACCAGCGTATCTACTACTCTGGTGTTTTCTTTAGCTACTTGTCTTCCTGTTAATTTTTCAATTACAGGTATGTCAAACCCTAAGATGTTATGTCCTACCAAATAAGTACTGGCCTCCAGAAGATCGCACCCATCAGCAATTTGATCTGGCCCGTAGGTATATAGCTGCCCACTGTCAACATCTTTTGCAACTATACACCAGATCTTAGATGGTGTAAGAGAGTTTGTCTCAATATCAAATACTAATCTTGTCATATCTTTAACTGAGATTTAAAGAAACCTCTGTCTCCTTTTCAGTTGATAAGCTTATATCATCCATGTCCATTTCTTTCAAGCGTCCAGTATGCCTGTCATATACCAGTTGTGTTGCTATCCCAACGTCACCAGTGTATCTACTTTTCAATATTCTAACCTTGGTAGTGTTAGCTTCTACTGGATCGTCTGCTTGCTGGTTGCGTTCCAGAGAGATCACACAATCAGATAACTGTGCAATGCTTTGGGAGCCTCTTAAATGACTCAAGCTAGTCTCTACACCATTCTCGTGTCCCCTGTTCCCATCTACTCTGCGTAAGTGTGATACCAGGATTATGCCAGCACCTGTTTCCTCAACCAAAGATCGCAGCCTAGTCATTATATTATCTATAGCCCTTCTCTCATCCCCCTCAATGAGCGAGGAAACTAACATGTGCAGATGATCCACGACAATCCACCTACACTCGCAGCCTATGATCATAAATCTAAGCTTTGAAAAGATTTCATCTATGTCATTTGTTCCGAAGTGCGCGTGAATCCATACCCTGTTTTTATTATCTCCGTCATATAAGATGTCAAACATGTTATCAATTTCTTCTTCCGTAAACTGCTCGCGTATCTGGTCAATGTACATACGAGCATTAGCTTCAATCGAAAGAATACCATCAACAGTCCTGCGCCAGTCCTCTTCTAAAGATATGATGCCTACATTATCTGAAGTTGTTTTAATCAGCCAGTGTTCAAGCTCCCTTGTTACCGAAGATTTACCAAGACCAGTGCCTCCAGTAAGGGTAACAAGTTCTCCTTGTCGCATCCCATATAGCTTGGCGTTCAGTCCAGACCAAGGATACGGGACAGCCTCTTTCTTTTCTCTGTCTTTAAACTTGTCTTTGCTTTCTGAAACATTCAGAACACCAGAAGGCGTATAGACTTTAGCTTCCCAGAATGATTTAACAAAAGCAGCGTGTGCGTTTTTACGCAGCATTTCATTAGGGTCTTTGTACCCATTAGGTAGAGTCATTATCCTGGCGGTTCCAGGTTTTAAAATCCTTGCGACTTTCCTTGCTGCCTGTCTTCCTGGTTTGTCGTTGTCAAAACAAATGACAACGCTTTCGTAGCCTTCTAAGAATTCCAAAGATTCCTTTGCATCTTTAACAGCACCGCCAGCCCCACTCTTGATACTGACAACAGGCCACTTACCTCCAAAGAGTTCAAAGCCAGCCATCGCATCGCACTCGCCCTCAACCAGCGTAATAAATTTACCTTTCTTAGGGGCTGTCTGCTCACCGAACAGGCCTGTGTTTGACTTAGACCCTCTCCAAAAGAACTGCTTGGAGCCTATATCCCTTGTCTTAACTGCTGTGATTTCATTCGATGTGAAGTAAGGGTAATAATGTTTTATTACTTTACCTCGTATGTCAGTCGCTATCTTAACCCCGTATCTCTTGGCAGTCGCTTCCGTTATTCCTCTGTCTGTCAACGCTCCAAAGATTCCTTCAACCTCTGAAGCACTGGAATCAAGAGGAGCCTGTGTAGAAGCCTCGTAAACTTTTCCTTTGATTAGCTCGTCTATATCTCCTTCATAAGACTGTCGAATGTCTCTTGTGTATTCCTTACAAGAGTGGCAATAACCAGACCCATCTTCGTTAATTGAAAAGCATTTATTGTGTTCACAAAAAGGACACGATAAGTGTGTATATTTGAACCTGTTTTCAGCAGTTTCCACAGTCTTCCTCCGTCAATGTTTAAGAAACTTTTAATCTGCCCTACCTCCTAACTTTGAAGCCTCTTCCGAAGCTTCCTCTTCTTCAATCAAGGCCTCTTCGCTCAAGTTGCTACGAACCACCTCATTTAGCTGCGCCGTTGCAGCGCTATAAATAGCCCTCTGGCGGTTGAAGCCTTGTAAGTCTTGATCACCTTCAACCATCAATTTAAGGGCTTGCTGCGCTT